ATGTATATCTCCTTGGCATGATCTCAATAGTAGATACTTTTTCTAGTGTAGTCAGACTATATTTGTCAATGACTTTATATCTATCGGAAAACATTATTCGTTATTCGCAATTATTTGTCCTTGAGCAGTGCATAATGAATAGAAGATATAATTCTCTGGTGTGGTTGTTGCCGCTTGACTATCAGGCAAATTACTCTCCAAGAAAAGCAAAGTATCATCTATATCATCAACTTCCATGAAAACATATTCAGAATTCTTCAATGCAGTCCACATATCAGTAGGTAGAATGTCTTTATACAGTTCATACGAGGCATTGATAGCATCAACATTACTGCTATTATTCCACCCATAAGATCTTAGCATTACAACTGCCTTACCTTTAGCAAGTGCATACTTTTCTAGAAAGTTATCAAAATAAAATACTTCGTAATTTGTGTTCATTTTAGTACGAGTTTCCAAGCAACTGTTTTACGTAGACCTGTGAATAATCTAGATGTTCCTTCTGATCTATGTGGTATCATTCCTGGGAATATTACAACTGAGTTAGGAACAAATTCAGTGTAATGGTATGTATCACCTAGATTGAATGCTGTTTTACCACCCCATTCTTGTTTCCAAATATCATTTGCATATAGAAGAACAGTTCTTCCTGAAGGATCATACCAATCTACATGGAAATTACCAGAAGTGCCATATGTGTGGCCATTGCAATAACAACCAGTGATAGCATATTTCTGATCTGTGCTCTCCATAATAATATTTAGAAGATAATCAGTAAAAAAATAATCACGCTCCAAGTCCATTATCCAGAATGGTGTGTTAAATTCTGATTTGTTGGGATGATCATCAGGAAGTGAACCATGACCCCATCTCCATCTTGATCTGTTCAGGTAATCTAAGATGACTTTATAGTCTCCAACATCAAAGAAATCATTATAAACAACAATATCTTCTTTAGAAAAAGTTTCCATGTTCTCTCACCAAGTTCATTCTAAATCTATCAAGTCTACCAAGTACATCTCTAGGTACTCTATCATGAAGAGAGTCTAAGTATCTACCATAATCAACAACCCAATCTCGTGTGAAAGAGTCTTCTATAGTAGACTGCATCCAGCAACAAAATACTTTTCTTGATCCAGATGTAATTTTATTTACTCTATGAACAAGATTTGGTGGATATAATACTGCCTTACCTGCTTTATATTTTACAGGTACTTCAGTGTCTCCTATCTGTATCACTAATTCACCACCTTCATAATCATCGTTAAGAAAACATGTCATACTATAATGAGCATTAACACCACCGATAGGATTGTTATCTACATGATTTGAGTACACTCCTCCAGTAGGATATTCTGAAAAGTATATCTGTGATGGACATTTAATCTGATATGTACTCATTTTTGCATAGAGAAGTTGTATGCAATAATTATTTAATTCATTATATCCAGGACCATTATATGCACTATTACATACTTTATCAATAACTTTACCTAGATTACTAGATCTGCCGTCTTCAAATTGTAGATGATTAAAGTAAGTATTAATATATTCAAGTTGTGCATCATCTAAAAGATCAATTTCATATATCATTCATCAAGTTCCGAGTCGTAAACATAGAATTTCTCCCAATCTTCAGGAAGGATAATATCTTGAATGCCCATAAGTTTCATCATATTTTTCACATCATTACTAACTTTCCTGTTAACAATTTTATGTCTGCTAGAAAGCATATACATGTTTTCTTCTCTTTGATGAAAGAAGTCCGTAGATGCTTCAGAATCATGCTTAGTCCACTGTATGGGGTCATTAACGTCCATATATTCAGGTGCATCAGTTACACCATCTTCTAACTTACCGTTTGGATACTTTTTAAGATAGTTATTTGGATCGATTGGCCACCTCAATTCATAAGTATATTTGAAGAAGTTTAAACCAGATCCACCAAATCTCTCATCTTCTGGTTTGAGTAAAGTTTGTGTGCGAATCCACTTTCTCCAAGCAATCCATCTTGCTCTTTCGCCATCATATTCTTCTTCAATATCAGATAAAACTCTCCAATCAGAATTGATAAGCATTTCTCCTTTTTGTCTCTTAAGTTTCCAATACCTTTTCTCATAAAGAAGAACTTCCTTGTCAATCTCCTTGACATTTCCCTCGACTTTTATGTTCTTTAGTTCACTGACAACATAGAGGAAATTGTGGCATTGCTTACAAAATTCTTCTGCTTGTTCAACAGTTGCGCCATTAAAACTATAAGTGCTGTAATAAGTTGACTCAGTTTTAAAGTCATACTGCATTTTTTGTCTTTGACAAAAATATGTTCCATCACTGTATAGTTGGAAGAAATCCAATTTATCTTTGTCAGTATGCCAAAACTCATCAACAACATTAGATAAAAATTTCTCAATAAGATCCTCATCAATTTCTTGTTTTTGACCTAAATGTACAGCAAATTTGGTAGTATTAATACCATCTATGCGAGTAATTTCAGATTGTGGTAATATCATCTTATTGATGAAATCAATTTCGATGAGCAGTTTTCTAGATTCCATAGGAGTTTAGCGAAGTTTGATATACCATCCTGTTATGATATATTTATCTGTAGTGAGAACTGTATTACCTTTATGTGCATGTGTAAATCCACCAGGCCATACAACAACAGTACCAGCAGTGGGTTTAATTCTACGTCTTTGATACATAAATTCGGTTTCACCCTCACCATCTGGCATATCATTTAGATATATCATCCAAACAAGTTCTCTGTATTGATGTGGTACATCAGTATTTTCATGATGCCAAAGATGATAACCACCACCAGGGGGAGTTTTTTGCATCTTAATGTCAGTCGAAATTAAACCAACCTGTTTCAATGATTGATATTGAGTCATATAGTGTTTTAAACACGACTGAAGGATACTATTAACTTGTTCTGCACGCAATCTGTTAGAATAATCTAACATAAAAGCAAAATCTTTTCTGTTTAAATCTCCACCATAAAATTTTGAGGAATTTACAACACTTTCTCCTTCTTGAGTTAACTCAGCATCAGGAGAGTAAGTACATGCACTATCAATTACCTGATCTGCATGTTCAATCAATTGATTGCATAATGGTTTAGGAAGAAAGTTTGGCCAAACACCAATAAAATCATTAAATTCTGATTTTGTTAATTTTGGATTTAACATCAATTCAAGTGGTCTATAATCTTCAATCATGTTATATTGTAATAATTAATATGCTTTGATAATGTATTTAGATTTGTGGAATGGGGTCAGAATTGGAACTTGTCTTTGTGGTCTCATTATAACATCAGGGAATGGTCTTTTGAAAGCACTAGAATATTTAAATATACCTTCAGTAAGATCCATAAAAATATCACTCTGAGTGAAATTGACATTAATTTGTGCAGCTGCACCACCAGTTCCTGCATCGCCAGCTGCAGCAACTTCAATTATCCTATTACTACTTGAAGCAAAATCATTCCAGTATTGAGTGGAAAGTATATCTCCCACAGAATAACCAGAGCCAGCATTTAGAATCTGATCAACACGTATTCTAGTATCGTTTCCAACACCACCTGAAGGAGAAGGCCATGCTTGATATGTGATTCTTAAACGCATACCAGATCCACTGCCACCAAGCATATCTTCATCCCTGGTTTCTTCGTCAGTTGCACTAGTCCACTCACTAGCACCAGCTTGTCTATAAGACCAATTACCAGCACCCCCTGGGAAAAATATTCCACCTGAACCATCACCAACACCACCACCCCCTGGTACGCCGTTGCCATTTTCGTCAACATATCTATTAGACCACCATATATTAAAGGTTAGTAAAGATCCAGCAATTCCACCACCTAGACCAGATCCAAGACCATTAGTATTAGAACCTTCATCATTTAAATTACCACCAGTAAAATCTGCTTGGATATTAGTAACAGGATTTTCAGTTAGCAAATGACGGTGTGTTAATGTTTCCGTACCAGTTGCAGTAGAAAGATAATTATCAATTCTAAATGTTGATGGTTGTGTATCAAATACGCAACCCCAGTTTCTGCTAGAACCCTGAGTACGGGGTGCTGATCCTGTCTCTGTTAATGTAGCACTTGCTAATGGTGCAATAGGAGATAACCACCATGTCAAGAATTCAATATCAAACTCGTCGTCATCAGAAGTATCACCAAAATCAGATGATTCGAGAGGTGAAAAGTCAATGGAGAATGTTGGTGGTTCTTCGTTTACTGGGTCATTAGAAGGAAAATTTGCTCTAACCCATGTTTCATATGCTTCTTCACTACCCAAATACTTGATAATTTCCTGCTTGAAATTTCTCAAAGCACTAAGCCATTTAACCCATTCTTGCCAAATTTCTTCAGAATTCTCTGCTGATGCTGTACTATAACTAGCTTGTGAATTTGTGCCCATCAATCCTCTAGAAGTTCCACCCCATCTAAGTAATGGATCACCACGATCACTTTCAGTAACTGCAGATATGTACATATGATCATGTTGCGGCACACCTACTTTAACTGATGATAAAGGACCAATTTGTGCAGTTACAAATCCATTTGGATTTACTACAAAAGCAATAATTTCAGTTATAGTGCTCAATCCAGATAGTCTAACTGTTCCCAAAGAGAAATAATCACTATCTAAACTTCCTGGTTCCAATCCAGCATCAACACCTTGGACCTGATCTAATGGTTGAGATCCACGAGAACCAATCTTATTAAAATACCAGAATCCACCCTCAGATCCTGGAACATCAATTCCACCAGTATCTGTTGGCAATGCAGCAGAGTTTCCTCTTTGGTTATCAACTGGTCCAATACCACATATTCTTCTATTTCTATAGTCAGGAAGATTAAAATTAGATCCAGATCCACCATAACTATATCCAATCACATCAAATAGCATAAAATATTGAGTAATATCTAAACTCTGACCTTCACATTTAATAAATCCTGGATATCTAGAGCTTAAATCTCCATCTAGATCACCATAATTATCGACACCTTCTTTTAGGATTGGTAAAACTGTTCCAATAGAATAACCATCTAGTTTAGGTTCTGTATAATAATCACCAGCATTGCTTGGATTTGAACCTGCTGCTATCCATGCTTCCGTATCAAAAGAAGAATTTTTCTTACTATACCAAATTCCTACATTTGATGCTGATGGAGGTACAGTTACATAAGTTGTTACTTGCCATTGAAATTGATTAGGATTACCAGTTCCCAATTGAATTGTTGTTACTTCTGGAGTGCCTAGTTGATCTGCTGCCTGAACAACAACATAGAAAGTAGAATTTACAAGAGGGTCAAATGTTCTTGGACCAAGTATAGGAGTGTCATAATCAATAGAGATTAGAGCATTATATCCTGCTACACTTTGGATTGTAATTGGTCGATTGATGCCAGTAACAGTAATAGGATTACTTGATACAAATGATGATGGAATTTGATTGTTTTTATTAGGTGGTGGAGACCAATCTGCATCAGTATCTGGTCCAGCACTAGTTTGTACCTGCCATGTTGAAATAGTTCTATCACCAACTTTAATTTGTAAACTTTTTGTATCACTAAATGCTGCCGACGATTGGAGGTAAATGCGTATTGTATCTCCATTTTCTACTGTAGTCGGAAATACACCAATAGATCCAGTATTCTTTTTGATACGTACAAGAGATGCATCTGTAGATACAACGGTCACTGGAACAGATATACCAGATCCAAGTCCTGTAATTCCACCAAGAGGTCTTATTTCTGACCCAATTAATGTATCTTCAATAGCACCAACAATATCCGGGAAAGAAAAACTATTTGGATTTTCTGATGGATTGACTCCTGTTTTTACTGTCCAATCACTACCATTTGCTTCAGTACCAATACTGAGGTTAGTAGTTAGTGGAGTAATTGGATTAGAGGAAGACAACATTCTAAGTTGTAAATAATCACCATTTGCAACCGTACCGGGAGCATTAGTAAATGTTGCACCACTTAAAACTTGGAATCCATTAGCATCAGTTGTTGTATTTCCTGTACTAGAAACTGCCCACTCGCCAGGAGATGTTAAAATAAGATCTGCATCAGCAATCAATCCCTGAAGTCTGATAACTTCTGGAGTATAACAATATGTGTTTGAATCTTGATCATCTAAATCTGTAAAATCAGGGAAAGGATTTGGTTCATTGATAACTCCTGCCCTAGTAAAAATTGTCCATACTTCATTGGAAGTACCAATAACAAGCGTCAATCTTGTAGGTGATACAATAAATTCAGAAGATCTGGCACGTACTTGAATTTTTGCACCATTTTCTACAACCTGTGTTCCATCACCTTGAATCCATGGACCAAAATTACCATTACCAAGAGGGTCAATACGCATCGCGTATATATTTTCATTTCCCGAGACATTACATCCCAAGAAAAGAGATGCTTGTGTTCCTGGTGTTAATCCAGTCAAAGAAGTAGTTGGAGCTCCATCTGGTGGATTAAATACTACATCAGTAGTAAATAAAGTGCTCAATTCAGCACCAGGATCTGCAGGAATATCTGTAAAAGGAAATGGATCTGGAGTAAAATCCTCAGGAATAGTGGTGAGCAACCAGAATTGATCTAGATCGCCAATACGAATAGTTACCGTTCTAGTAGTATCCCATGTATTAGGAGCTTTGAATCTAAATTGTAAGAATTCACCTTCAGCAACATACAACGGTTGTCCATTAGGTGCGAACGAATATGTCATTCCTTAGTCTACTATTCCAATAGTATTATTTATTGACTCAAATTTGTCTTATCTGTTTCCAATCGTTGTTTTTATCAATATCTACATTGATTGGCCAATCAGATAGAATCTCTACAGGAATATCAATACCATTGATCTGATAAAACTCACTCAGAATTTCAGACTCTGGGTTTATAACAGGAACTTGATCTTTGAATAAATCTTCCGATTCTTCAATTACCAGATTATCTGGAGTTTCATCAATTACAACAGCAATTGTGTTTTGTAATATAAAACTTCCACCATTACCATTTGCAGTGAGTTTAACAACATAAGATCTAGGACCATAATCATCCCACACTACCGGAATATTTTCTATTCCTGATGATTTACCTAATGCTGTTTGTCCTGCCTCTGCAGTTCCTCCTAGTGTTAAATTTATTGTTTGATGTAAAACTGTATTTCCTTGATTGGGACCTCTATCATATCCTGATTTAAATACTTCTAATTTTAACTCAGTATTTGCATAATAAACTTCGTATTCCACATCAATAGTTGCTACACCGTAATTAATTGTTAATGGTGTAACAAATTTATCTGCGCGTGGTTGTTCATATACAGTAATTGTTACTGAAGATTCAGGATTAAATGAAACCAATTCCGAATTTCCAGTATTATATCCTTCAGCTCTATATGTTGTTGTAGCTGTAGGAGTAACAGTACTGTTACTCTCAATATTACCATTACTAATATCTGCATTAGATGGCCATCTAATAGCATTTAGATCACCAGCAGAATACCATTCCAAATCAACAGTTCCGCCTAGGATAATAGATACGACAGAAGCAGTGAGATATACTTGAGGGTAAATAACCTGGACTGTAGTAACCCGACCTCGTGTTCCATTAGAACAACCACCAGTAGTACCACCGCTAGTTCCTGCAGAACCAATACTTAGGAGAGTTTCAAGACCAGCAGTAAAACCTTTTGATTCCAATGTTGCCCGAGATATAACACTAGAACTAATATATGCACCGCCACCACCACCTCTACCTCTTGCACCTATTTTAGTACCAGTGGTTGTAATAGCAAAATCACGAATATAAGTATTTCCACCACCTGAAGTTTGAAACCAAATTTTCATTCCATATTGACTTTTACTACCAACTCCATTTAAACCATATGGTCCACCATTTGTTCCACCACCAGCAGCTGTTGTTCCAGATGTAGTAATAGTATAAGACCAATTGTTATCTATATAAGGACTGGCAAAAGAAAAACCATAATGTTTACCACCTGCAGGTGTAGTGCCATTTATACCCTCAGCAGTTGGATTATAATAGTCCATTATAATATCAGCAGTGGAACCTGATGACGAAAAATTATGCACATCAGTTTCGTTGTTAAAAACGTGATAAGAAGATGAATAATATGTATTATTTCCATCAGATCCAGCGCCACCACTTCGACCTTGAGAAGATCCACCATTGCCACCAGAAGGAAGACCACCACCAGAACCATCTGCTGTAGTGAAAGAAACACCAGTACCATCCCAAAAAGATCCTAGTGAAGATACTCCTCCCGAACTTGCACTATTTTTTCCACCAATTCCTCCCCCCGTACCACCAGTTGCAGAAACTCCCAAAAAACTAGTTGTTCCACCACTAGTTCCTGCAGTAGCAGTCAATCCAGCATTAGCCTGAACATTTTCTCCACCTCCGCTTGCGCCAAGCATAGTGAATTGTAAACTATAGACATAAGTGTCTACAACAATACTGCCAGAATCCTCAACAACTGTTGTTAGTGGCATTTTAATCTATTCCTACACTAGTAGTATTTAGATTTGTCTTACCTGTTGCCAGTCGTCTTGCTTATTGATATCTACATTGATTGGCCAATCAGATTTGACTTCTACTTTAATATCAACATCTTCAACTTCATAAAACTCACCTAAAATTATAGAATCTGGTGTTACAACCGGAACCTGATCTTTGAATAAATCTTCTGATTCTTCAATGGTCATATTGTCTGGTGTTGTATCAACATTAATAGGGACTGTAAACGTTTCGGTAATTGACCCACCACTACCAGTAGCAGTAATAACATAACTTATGCTAAGTGGACCTCTATCAGTATAAACAATATTTGTATTATATGTTCCACTATACGAAGAGTTAGGTCCAAATTCAGCAGAAGATGCTGTATTTAAACTTGCATTGCCGGTAGTATCAGGAACAAAATCGTAATTGTAAGTAGCAGACAATGTCACTGATGTATTTGCATAATCTCCTTCATATTCAATTGTTGACTGCTGACCATAATCAATTGCTGCTGGATAATTTACAATTAAAGTTGGAGGATAATATACAATCAATACAACAGATGCAATTGGCGAAGTTCCACCAAGACCAGTAACATATCCACTATATGTTGTAGTGACAGATGGATTAACAGTTGAAAAACTGGTTAAATTAGCATTTGTAATACCACCAGATGTCCAATACAAAGTATCGCCATCTCCTGTCACAAACCACGAAAGATTTGTACTACCACCAACAATAATAGATACAACATCCAAAGTAAGTACAAGCACTGGTGGGATGTAAACAGTAATATTTACGATTGCAGTATCAGTGTTTAATCCGCCAGGACCAATAACTGTTAATTGATATTGTCCACTAGATTGAGGAGAAATTACAATCGATCCATCTGGGACACCAATAGAACCAACACCCTGATCAATACTTCCAGTAATAGAGAAATTTGATGTCCATGCTAATGTAACATTTGCTCCCTGAATAATAGCATTAGGAGTAGCAGTAAAACTAGTAATTTCTGGAGATCCTAGGTTATATCTTACCCTAGCCCACCCATTACCATAATTAGCTGTTCCTGTATCAAAATTAAAATTACAATAACTGTTGTCAAAACTTGATCCGCCACCTTGTCCTGCGTATCCACCTACATTATTATCTAATCCAAACGCTCCACCATCACCACGGGGACGAGCACCAGCTCCACCACCACCACCGCCGCCGCCACCGCCATCAGTCGGGCAGTCATCACCTTGATCACCATTTTGAATACTACTCAAACTTCCATTGTACAATCCTTTTCCTGCCTGGCCAGTATTACCAACAGCATTTCTATTCCAAGAAGCACCACCGCCACCGGCACCACCGCCTACAACAGCAACATATCCATTCTTAAGAGAGTCGTAAATGCCGCTGGCACCGCCGCCACCGCCACCGCCACCAGAGCATCCAGAAGGACCACTACGACCACCTCTTCCACCAATAGCAAGATTAGAAGATCCACCACTACCCGATCCACTATTTGCTACACAACCAAATCCATTTGATCCTGCATTACCTAATCGTATAGTAAATGTTCTTTCAACATAATCGGGAAAATAAAAAATTGCTCTTCTACCAGAACCTCCACCACCACCAGAACCACCTGAGTCAGTACCACCAGTACCACCACTTCCTGCTGATATATCAGCAGTTACGTTGATTGCCCATGGGGGAATATATGCAGTACCATCGGAATAAAATGTAGTGTCGTAATCAGTTATACTAGGATCTGGTACAACAACATTTACATCAAAACAAACAGTCGAACTAATTCCACCATTACCAGAAGCAACAACACAGTACTGAGTACTATTCTGAGGATAAACTAATGCTGTACCATTAATATTTGTACTAGTGGGCACAGGAGTGCCATTTGTCCATTGTATACTAGATGCATCTCCTGTCGTAGCCCATGTTAAAGCAAGACCCGCCCCTCGACTAATAGTACTAGTGGGAGCAGTAAGTGTAATAACTGGTCTAGTATAAACAGTAATTGTTTTACTAGCACTAGTAGAACCAGTAGCATTTGTAACTGTATACGTATATGTTGTTGCAACATTAGGACTCACACTAGTAGAACCACTAGATCCTGGGGTTGCAACCCCAGTCATACTATAACCGGTAATGTCGTATCCTCCTCCACTCCAGGTTAATGTAGTAGGATCACCAGACTGTGAATCTCCAACAATAATTGTATTATCTCCCTGAGGATCATTTGAAGTAAGACTCGCAGTTGGTAAAAGAAGATTAGTAATAACAGTTAATGTTATTGTAGCAGTGCCAGAAGCATTTGTTGCTGTAAATGTGTAATTATAACTTCCTGTAGAAGGAATTGTTGTTAAACTACCAGATGTGCCAGGATTAACAACAGCAGTCATTGTAGTGCTGTCAACACCAAGAGCTACAGCAGACGCACTCCATGTAAGAGTTATATCTTGACCTCTGTTAATAGTGTTATTAGTTCTATTTGAAACAAGAGTTATCGTTGGAGTATCATCTACAACAGTAACTACTACGCTTGTAGTACTTGTTCCAGTAGAATTAGTTGCTGTGTATGTATAAGTTGTTGTAGTTGAAGGGGCAGGATAATATACTCCGCTGTTTCCTGGAGTGGCAATAGGATTACTTACATTTCCAGCAGCATCAGTTGCAGTAAAAGTATTGGAAATTATTCCTACACCAGTAGCAGAATATGTAATAGTTACATTTTGACTTTTGTAAATGCTAGTAATTGGAGTTCCTGAAGAATTAGTAGCAGTTATTGATACTGTTGGTGCATTTGCCTCTTCATATGAAACCTCAGCATATCCGTCATTTGTAAAAGATCCTGCGAATTGACCTCTACCCTTTACTGCACATGAACTTACATACGTAGTGTTATAATATCCGCCGCCACCTGTACCAGGATATCCAGATCCCTGATTACCAGATGGATTATTCGCACCACCAGCACCACCAGGGCATCCACCACCACCGCCTCCAGATCCTGCATTGTGTGATGTAGTGCCCATACCACCCTGGCCACCATTAGAGCCCGCATTAATATTTGTAGTTAAAGTATTGACGTAAACGGCGGATTGATTACCCGGATTACCAGCACCGCCACCAGCACCGCCGCCACCTGCTTCTAGTAATATAATAGTTCCATATTTAAATGCAGATGATCCACCGCCACCAGGACCACCACTTCTAGTACAAGTATATGTCCCATTTCCATCGCTACTTGGTGCAACACCACCTGGTCCACCATTATGATATCCAGCACCACCTAACGCACCCGGATCTTCAGCTCCACCAAGAACATAAAAATTGTTAGTACCTTTAAGTCCCTTCTGAAAACTAATAGTTTTTCCTGCCATGCTAGGGTCAAAAGATCCGGTCAACCATTGTCCATACTGTCCTCTATTATCCTGAGCAGGATTTCCGGTGGAGTAGTTAACACCACAACTATTGTTAACAGAACCATCCCAATAATCACGAGATCCAAGAGCTTTTCCTCCTCTTGCACCACGAATAGCAAAAGTAATGTTTATAGCATTACTTGGAATAGTAAAACTACCACTATTTGCGAAAGTTTGCGTAATTACTGTCATTAAATTTGCCTTACTTTTTGCCAGTTAGATTGCTGATTAATATCTACATTAATTGGCCAATCAGCTTTAATTTCCACAGGAATATCTATATCATTAATTTCATAAAGTTCACTCAAAATTTCAGTTTCTGGTGTTATAACAGGAACTTCATCTTTAAGTAATTCTTCCGACTCTTCAATAGCAAAGTTATCTGGAGTCCTATCAATTATTACAGTAGTAGTATCAGTATCTGTTGCAGATCCACCATTACCTACGGCAACAATAATGAAAGAAATCGATGCTGGTCCAATAGTATTATATGGTACAGTAATAGGAACACTACCATCTCTAACAGTATCACTATCGGGATCTGATGCTTGGTTGCTGGTTGCGGCAGTCCTAGTAATTGCAGTACCAGGGGCAGTAGTTCCGTTTGTGTAGGTATAGGTTGGTGTAATTGTAATACTACTGTCGGCATATTTAGTAGTATATGATATATTAAAATTCTCACCATAATCAACTTGACTAGGAGAAGTTATTGATGCAGTGGGAATTTGTCTTACCGTAATAGTAAGACAAGTTTCTGGGGATACTCCACCTGGACCAGAAAGAACTGCACAATATGTTATAGTGTCATCAGGACAATCTTGCTCCTGACTATCAGCGTTAGTATTAGTAAGAGGTCCTTGAGTCCAAGCAAGAGAAGCATAATCTCCCGCTGGGTCCCATTCAATTGTAGTACATTGACCAGCATTAAGAGTTAAACCATTAGTGGAACTTAGTGTAATAGTTGGCGGAACTAATACATCAATAAAAATTGTTCTAGTCGTCGTGCCAGCCGGACCATTAGCACTCAGAGTATATGTTGTTGGTACAGTAGGATTTACGGTTACTGTTTTTACAAAATTCTGGAAATTACTTGTAGATGCTTGAACTGTATTTCCAGGATAATCAACAATCAAGGTATTGACATCACCAAATACAACCCAACTCAGTGTAATGGAAGCGCCTGCAATAACTTGAATATTACTAGTATTACCATCCTCATCAGTTGCAGTAAAATTAGCACTAGGAGGAAGATATTGAATATGTCCGTCAATATACCTTTCACCAGAATCACTTAGAGTCAATACAATTTCAATACCAGCAGAAGCACATCTTGCAAGAAAATAATTATATGATGCTCGCACTGTGTCGAGATCCATCGAACCCGAAATATCGATCCAGATAGAAACAAT